AACAGCAGATATGAGAGTCTTAGTTAAGGACCAGACAGATGCAAAACAAAATGGTATCTATAAGGTATCAACCGCTGGAGGAGTGGGAGTTGCATTAGTTCTTACAAGAGCTGACGATGCAAATATAGCTGCAGAACTTACAGGTGGAACATTTACCTTTGTCGAACAAGGTTCTACACAACAGGAAAACGGATATGTATTTTCACATAATGGGACTCCAACTCTTGGAACAACTCTTTTAACAGTTTCACAATTCTCTGGTGCAGGACAAATAACTGCTGGAGAGGGTCTTACTAAAAATGGAAATGTTATAGATGTAGTTGGTGGAACAACTATTGATGCTGACACAAATGCAATCCATGTAAATTCATCTGGAACTGCAAATCAGATTCTTCTTTCTGCTGGAACAGTGGGATCAGAAGCAACTTATGGTCAACTTCCATTAGGTAATTCAAATGCAGTTGCAGGAACACTTGCAGTTGCAAATGGTGGGTCTGGTGCAACTACATTTACAGATCACGGACTTCTAGTTGGGTCTGGAACAGGAGCATTTACTGCATTGGCTGCAGGAACTTCTGGACAATTTTTAATCTCAGGTGGGTCTGGTGCTGACCCAAGTTATACATCAACTATTGACGCTGGAACTTTTTAATGGCAGTAGCATTACAACATAAGAGAAATCAGAATCAAGGAGTTTCGCCTTCAGCTTCTGATATTGCTCAAGGTGAAATTGCAATTAATCTTGCAGACTTGAGACTGTTTACAAAAGATCACACCAATGCAATTAAACAGATTGGTGGTGAAAATGTAACAGGAGATTTATCATTTACCAAAGGAGATGGTACAGCTCAAACATTATCGGTTACTGGTTTTAAATTAAATTTTACCAAATCGGATGGAACATTAACTAATTTTAATTTGTTTCAACCTATCATGATGTTTTCCCTACTACAAGGAAACTATGTAAGTGGGTCGATATATAATTCACATACTCATGATATTAATTTATCAGAGAATATTTCGGTTACTGGTTCCGTGAGTGTTACAGGAAATGCATCAAATAGAATTACCTTTGATAATGACCAACAAAGTCTTACTCTTACAGGTTCGGTAACAAGTACAGGAACAGTGACAAGTACAGGAACAATAACCAGTAGTGATTCAACTATAACTACTGGTCAACAGGCATAATTATGGCAGAAAAATTACCATTAAAAGGTGTATTCAGTGGAAGTACAGTAACAGGTCTTGCTGAGTTTAGGTCAGCAGATAGTGATGTTGTCGGAGTTACCTATGGTGGAACTGGACTTGCAACTGTAGCAACTGATAGAATCCTAACAGGGAATGGAACTTCTGCATTGACCGCAGAAGCAAACTTGACTTTCAATGGATCAACTCTTGCAGTAACAGGTGACACAACAATCTCAGGTAATTTGACAGTCCAAGGAAACTTTACAGAGACAGTCAAAATTGCAACCGAAGATCCAATCATTGCATTAAATACTGCAATTGGGTCTGGAGCTGCAAACACTTATGATTCTGGTTTTGTAACAGAGAGGGGATCTAGTACAAATGTTGCTTTGATCTGGGATGAGAGTGAAGACCTTTTTAACTTTATAACGACTACAGATACAGGAGTTACTTCTGGAAACATAAACGTATCTGGTCAGGCTGATATAAAGACAGGAAGTATTACCTCAACTGGAAACCTTGCAATATCTGGAACACTTACAGGGGTAACTAATTTTAATCTGACAGGAACATTGCAGTTTGATTCGGGACAGACAGTGGATGAAATTTCAAATGATACCTCACTTACAGATGGGGCTGCAACATCACTGGTTACAGAAAACGCAATTAAAGCTCATGTCAGTGCCCAGGCATCAGCATTCGCAATCGCATTAGGATAAACTATGGCATCACCAAATACAAAAGCAACCCTAAAGGAATATTGTCTCAGAGCATTGGGAAAACCTGTAATTGAGATCAATGTCGATGATGACCAAGTTGATGATAGATTAGATGAGGCTCTTCAGTATTTTGCAGAGTTTCACATGGATGGAGTTGAGAGATTATTTCTAAAGCATCAAATTACTGCGGCTGAAAAGACAAGAGCAGTAACAAATACTACAGAGACAATAACAGATGGAGTTGATGGGTCAGTATCAGCCGCATGGTCAGAACAAAAGGTATGGCTTCCATTAAACACAAATATAATTTCTGTACTCAAGGTTTTTCAATTAGATAGAGGAACTACCTCTGGAAATATGTTCGATATGCAGTATCAAATGAGGTTGAATGATTTACATGACTTCACATCAACCTCTCTGGTACATTATCAGATGCTACAAGAACAGATAGACTTTATGCAACATATTTTGGTAGGGGAGTTCCCAATAAGATTCAACATTCATCAGAACAGATTATATCTTGATATGGACTGGCCTAATGAGGTTAGTGATGATCATTATATCGTTATTGAATGTTATCGAAAACTTAACCCAACAACATATACAGATATCTACAATGATTCGTATGTTAAAAAGTACGCAACGGCACTCATCAAAAAACAGTGGGGTGCTAACTTAATCAAGTTCAATGGAGTCCAAATGTTAGGTGGAGTTCAAATGAATGGAGAAATAATTTATCAACAGGCTGATGAGGAAATAAAGTTACTAGAAGAACAGATGCTCAATGGTTATGGTCTTCCTGCTGATATGATGGTGGGATAATATGCCAACAAATGTATATTTTAATACAGGGACAAAACCAGAACAGAGGTTATATGAAAATCTGATCATCGAACAGTTGAGAGCGTTTGGTCAAGATGTATATTATTTACCTCGTAAATTGGTCAATGAGGACACTCTATTCGGTGAGGATACTCTATCAAGTTTCAATGATGCATACCAAGTAGAGATGTATCTTGATAACATCGAAGGATTTGAGGGACAAAAAGAAATGATGACACGTTTCGGTCTGGATATGCAGGACGAAGCGACATGGGTAGTTTCAAAGAGAAGGTTTGAGCAACTGATTAGTACTGATCAAAACCTTATAGTCACAACAAGGCCTAACGAAGGGGATCTAATTTACTTTCCCCTTGCAAAGAAACTCTTTGAGATTTCCTTTGTGGATCAAGACGATCCATTCTATCAGATAGCAAATCTACCAGTATTCAAAATGCGATGTCGTACATTTGAGTACAGTAGTGAGGCTCTGGATACTGGCGTATCTGAGATTGATGATATCCAAACAACAGAATCTACAGATGCACTCGATTATCAAATTGTTTTAGAAACTGCTACGGAGTCTGGAACTAACTATTTAATTACGGAAGATGGAGCCTTTATTGTCAGTGAGGAGTATAACATAGATACTATAGATACTTCTTCTGATTCAGAGTATTTTGAAACGCAAGGTGATTCGATACTTGATTTTACAGAACGCAACCCTTTTGGTGAGGTAACATAATGCTTGGTCAAACTTTTTACCATGAGACACTACGAAAATGCGTAGTGGGATTTGGAACACTTTTCAATGACATTCATATTGTCAGGAGAGATAGTTCAGGAAACGTACAACAATCTATGAAGGTTCCGTTAGCATACGGACCTAAACAGAAGTTTCTTACAAGACTTAGAGAAGATCCTAGTATCTCAAAGTCAGTTGCAATTACACTTCCAAGAATTGGATTTGAGATTGGTGCAATGACTTATGACAGTACAAGGAAACTCAACAAGATTCAAAAAGTCAAAAAGGCAGGATCATCTGGGAACAAGGTGGACACACAATATATGCCTGTTCCTTATAATATTGACTTTGAGATGTATGCAATGGCCAAGAATAGTGATGATGCTCTACAGATAGTAGAACAGATTCTACCATACTTTCAACCAGAGTATACCATCACTATTAATGATATTGTTGCAATGAATAGTAAACGTGATGTACCTATTATTTTAAATGGTATATCATACGAAGATAATTATGAGGGTGACTTTGCAGAACGAAGAGCAATCATATACACTCTTACATTTACTTCAAAGGCTTACCTCTACGGGCCAGTTATTTCTGGACAAGTAATTACAAAAGTACAGGTGGATCAATTTACAGATTCATCTGCAAATGCACCTAAACGAGAACAGAGGTATACAGTTACGCCTGATCCTGCAAGTGCTGATTTTGATGATGATTTTGGTTTTAATGAGACATCATCTTTCTATCAAGATGCAAAAACATACAACCCATCTACGGGGCAAGACGAATAGGTAAACTATGGCAAAACAAGATTTAGGATTAGGTTCTTCAGCAAATGCTGGTGATGGTGATACACTAAGAGCTGGTGGAACAAAAATTAAAGCAAATTTTGATGAAATCTACGCTAGATTTGGAAGTGGTACGGACTTAGAAACTGCAACCTCTGCCAATATTCTGGTTGGAAATGGAACTAAGTTTGCAAGTGTAGCAACAAGTGGAGATTTTAATGTATCTAGTGCAGGAGCAATTAATGTTCGTACTACAGGTGCTGTTAGTAAAATAACAATACCATCTGGATCTGCACCAGGCTCCACTGCAAATACTTTGTATAACATTGGAGGTTCATTGTACTTCAATGGTTCGGTAGTTGGTACTGGAAGTGTAACTGGTATGACTGCATTTTCAGTCACAGGTGATTCAGGTTCGGCCCAATCTGTCACTCAAGGTAACACAGTCACCATTGCAGGAGGAACAGGCATTGCTTCAGTCGCAAGTGCAACTGACACAATCACTCTGAATATTGATTCTACAGTCTCAACTCTGACAGGAACCCAGACACTTACAAATAAGTCTCTGACTGCACCAACATTGACAGGTTCTTCAAGTGCAGCTGGTTCGATACTTTTCAAAGAAGATACAGACAATGGAACTAATGCAGTAACTTTGATCGGCCCTGCAGCCACGGCAGATGTTACAATTACACTTCCTGCATCTGCTGGAACAGTAGCACTTACAAGTGACATTACTGTTACTGCAAGTTCATCTACTGCATTTACTAACAAAACAATTGATGCAAATGGTACAGGTAACTCTATAACAAACATAGAAGTTGCCGACTTTGCAGCTGCTTCGGTAGTAACTCAGGGTGAAGGTATTGGATCAAACAATAACGACACAACAATTCCAACTTCAGCTGCTGTTAAGGCTTATGCAGATTCAGTTGGAGGTGGATCATCAACTCTTGCAGGACTTTCTGATACTGCAATTTCGAGTGCAAATGCAGGACAGATAATATTACATGATGGTTCAAATAGTTTTGATAACAAAGATGTCAAGTCAAATAATATCACTTTGAATCATACAGCTGCACTCGCAATACCTATGGGTGGATTTACGTTTGGCCCAATATCTGCTCCAGATTCAAATCATTATTCTTTTGCAGACTATACAAGTGGAGGTGCTGCTGAGAGTGACCCTCATCTGTATCTACTTTCAGATATGGCTTATATTTTTGACCTGAGTGGTCTTGGTGGAGCTCATCCTTTTCAAATTGAGTCTGGTGGGTCTGCATTAACAGCATCAAATGGTGCAGATGGGTTGATACATATTGCTACAGATGGGACAGTAACAACTGGAACATCAGCAAATGCAAAAACTTCTGGTTTATTAATCTGGAAAATACCACACTTTACAGGAGCAAGTACAGGAACTTATACTTATCAATGTACTTCTCATGCAGCTATGCAAGGAGCTATTACCATAAAAACATTGCAAACATTATCATAACATGGAAAAGATTGATGAGATCTTGGGAATTGCAGAGAAGACTGTTACACCTTCTGTCCCTGCAATTCCAAGAGTTCAAACTACTGACGAAGATGACGATGACTTTAAGTACAGTCGGGAGAATCTTTACCACATAATAGAAAGAGGTCAGGATGCACTTGACGGAATTCTTCAAGTTGCAAAAGAGACTGACCACCCTAGAGCCTATGAGGTTGCAGGACAGTTATTGAAGACCAATGCAGAGAATACTGAAAAGTTGGTCAATTTGCAGACAACCAAAAAGAAAGTCACAGAAGTTTCTGGACCTAAGAATGTAACCAATGCATTATTTGTTGGATCGACAGCAGAACTTCAAAAACTCATAAAAGGAAAAAATGTGTAATAACGAAGAATGCAAATGCGAAAATTGTACTTGTGATCCATGTGAATGTACAACTGAAAACCCTTGTGGATGTGATGAAAACATTTAAAGAATTTACTGAACCATGTTGTGATGATTGTTATGATCATGAACTTCAAGAGGCTGAGTATCAAGGTAAAAAAGTTACTCTAAATGACCCAATAAGGTCTAGTGATGGGAATAAGAAGTTTCATGTTTATGTCAAAAATGAAAAAGGTAATATAATCAAGTTAGGATTTGGAGATCCTAATATGAGTATTAAACGTGATGACCCTGCAAGGAGAAAGTCATTTCGTGCAAGACATAATTGTGCAGACCCAGGCCCCAAATACAAAGCAAGGTATTGGAGTTGTTTTCAATGGAGAGCAGGAGCAAAGGTAGATAACTAATGAAAACTTATAAAGAACTCATTAAAGAATATGACGATAGAACAGATCGTTATGTTGCAGATGAAATTAAAAGAAGAAAACTTGCTAAGATCATAGTCAATGCAACTGATGATAAGAGAATGATCAAAGGTAAAGCAGACTTTACTATGGATCATCACACAGGTAGTTCTACTATTCATGTGTATCTCAGAAAAATGCCAGGGCCTACGAAAGGAGTTGTCGCATATAATTATGATCTAAGATTTGATGAAGCCCGAGGGCCATGTTGGAGAGGGTATGAACAAAAAGGAATGAAGAAAAAAGGTGATAGGATGGTTCCTAATTGTGTTCCAGTTGGTGAGGAAAATATAGAAGAAAAAAATGTTCCAACAAATCCTACACTATGGTCAAAGGCAAAGTCACTTGCAAAATCCAAGTTTGATGTATATCCTTCAGCTTATGCAAATGGATGGGCTGCAAAGTGGTATAAAAATAAAGGTGGGGGATGGAAAAAAGCCTAACCTATAACGAATTTGTCGAAGATCTCCGAAAATGGTTTGGTAAAGGTAAAGATGGAGGTTGGAAACGCATAGGGACAGATGGATCAGTTCAAGGGCCTTGTGCAAGACCAGATAAAGATGGTGATGGTGATGGTGACGGCCCAAAACCAAAATGTATGTCCAATAAAAAAATTAGACAACTCACAAAGAAACAAAGAGCAAATGCAGTGAGACAGAAACGCAAACACGATTCTGATCCAGATCGTAAAGGTAAACCAATCAACGTATCTAACTTTGGTAAGGGTAAGTTGTGAAGTCCTTCAAATCTTTTGTCACTGAAGATCTAAAGTGGCAAGAGAGTTTATCCACACGATTATTTCAAGTTAGTACTGCTTCTAGTATAGGATTTGAGGCATTCTGGATGCCTTTGTCAAGTTCCATAATGAGAAGGATCTGGCCTAAGGAGGTACGTGCAACTGTATTCCACGTTACAGATGACGTAGGTTATGATAAAATTAGAAGATTACAGAATAAAAAAGCATCAATTTCATCTTTCTTTGAGATGAGAGGTAGTTACATGGAACAGGGGGTTGGTACAAAAGGAGGAGTGTTATTAGAGTTAGATGCAAATATTCTTGGTGCATTTAATCAAGATATGATGAGTGCTCCAGACAGATCTGGAAGACGATATGTACAATTAACTTTTTTGAAGGGTAGATTTCAATTTGAGGATCTTAGTAGATACACAAACGGATTAAAAGATCTAGTAGGAAAACTGTTGAAAAAATATTGGCCAAAGGTAATGAAGGGAGCCAGCGCTCCTAAAACTCAGCCGGGTAGATATTATATTGATTGGATGACTCTTGGAATGTCTGCCAGAGAAAATGATAAAAAGACCTTGAATTTAATTATCAAAGATTATCTAGATGGTGTAGAAACAATATATAAAAAGAATGCAAAACATCTCAGAGGATTGTTGACAGATTACATGAAACTGAGAAGAACTGAAGAAGCTTGGGATGAGATCGTAGTAAACAATTTTAAGATAAAAAAAGTCTGGTTAATGCGTTATAGTAAAACATGGGTTGGTGACTCAACCGATTATGTCAATGCAGAACTTGCTAAAATGGTAGGTAAAGACCCTGAAGAAGAAGGATATGATGTTAAAGATCTTGAAAATAAAATGGAAGCATTTATGGCTAAAGTGAAAAAAGATGGATTTCCTGTTGAGAGTGGAGATATGCAAGATTTAGAAATTTACACTAGACAGGTTGCAAAAAAAGAGTCTGGACAATGATAACCTTCAAAGAATACGTAAGAGACTATAAGAAGGAATATAAAAAATTCCAATCATCTCCTGAGAGAATTAAGTATCGGGCCGATCTTGTAAAGTATAATCGGGATAAGGGTACTTACGGAAATGGAGATGGTAAGGATGCATCTCATAAGGATGGAAAGATAGTAGGATTTGAGAAAGAGTCTAAGAACAGAGGACGAAAAGAAAAATCAAGACTCAAAGGTTCAATTAGAGAAGATGTCTCTAAAAATGATTTAGATCAAGTCGAAAAATATGCAGACAAATTGTTTGCAGCTGTGGGTATTGATGTTGAGTTTACCAGACAC